GGTTGGTTGGTCATAAGAAGTGTAGGCGATTAGGGGTGTGTCAGTGCCTGAGTCAATGGCTGTTGGTCAGTGTGGGTGTAGTTTGATCAGGGGATTGTTATAGTAGTGCTGCTGCACATAAAGTAGCGCCTGTGTGTCTGAGCATCTGCGCAGGCGCTTGGCTACCTTGACCATCAGCTGATAGTCATAGGCTAGCCTGCCTTTGCGCTCAGTCAGGCAGCAGTCATAAGCTTGGCAGGGTGTGGTGTAGGGCTTGCCGTTGCTAGGCTTGAATACATCCACCATCAGAAGGGTGGGGCTTCAGCTGCCGGGGCTGTGTTCACGGCAGGGGCAAACTTGGTCACCTTGCTGATGGTGCGCGTAGTGCCGTCAGCAAAGGTCACATCCTCCTGCACAACGGAAACCTTAAGCCAGAAGCCTGTAGCCTTGCTGAGATAGTCCAGCAGACCCTGCTGGGTCTTGGGCGGAAGTCCAAGCTTCTTGCCTGAGGCAGTGCTGACAAAGGCAGCAGCGCGCTTCAGCGCACCATCAGTGCTGCCAAAGAAGGTGTCATTAATCTTAAGGCTGTCTGCCGTAGTCATAAGCACCTTGATCTTAGGGTCACCCTTCTGGGTCAGGCTGCAGTCTTCCGGGCGGATTTTGCAGACCCGCACAGTATAGTCACCGGGCTGGGTGATGGGAATGAGTTTGGTTTTATTAGCGTCTTGGGTCATAGCGGTCAGTTATTGGGAAGGTTGTCTTGGTCAGGCTTGGTGTGGGCAAGCGCGCCCATCAGCGTAAAGATTTCGTCAGGGGTTTCCACAACGCACCTGACCACATTGGATGAGGCAGGGTCTGGGAAATCATCAGTGCAGCGCACATAGGTAGCCTTACCAATGCGCGTGATGCTGATGATATGCTGGACACTGACCCAAGTTAATACCCCACTAAGGTTAGTGAGGCAGATGAAGATAGGGCGCATTGGGTCAGGCAAAGGTGATAGCTTCGATAGCGTCAGACTTCCAAGGCTTCAGCTGGATCACTTCCTTAGGGTAACAAGGGAAGCTGTTGAAGGCAGTGCAAGCCCGGTAGGTTTCAATCCCCTGCTGCACAAGCACACCACCTTCAGCGATCAGCTCAGGGGACAGCTCAAAGGTCTGGGTGGCGTTGGGCTGCGCCTTTTCTACGCAGCGCATACGGAAGCCCTTAGGACGGAAACCAAACACCTGCTTAAAGACCAAGCAATAAAACGCTGCTTGGATGTGATAGCCCCTAGCATAGACTGTGCTAAGCACCTTCTTAGGGGTGATGTAGTCACCAAAGCTTTTCAGGTCTTCAATATACCCATCAGCAGTGACCATATCCAGCTGCGCCTTCAGGGGGACATCACTATAAGTGCAGGTCAGGCTCAGCTCAGTGGCAACAGGGGTGACCCCATAGTGGGCAAGCTCAGCAGCCAGCGCCTTGCCGCAGCTCACAGCCTGTTCATACTCATCTTGGTCAGCCACGATCTTCCCCGCGCTGACCTGCTCAAAGTTATCCCACCAAGCAATTGCTTCAAGCGTCTCAGGCTTGGGCTTCTTGGCAGCGCGCTGAATAGCAGTGGGCTTCTTAGGCGCGTCACCGGGTGTGCAGATCACTGAGCTGGTGCAGCGCTCAGGCTCAAGGACGAACATATGCACCAGCTTACCAACGCGCAGCGCTTCCGTTTCCTTCTGGGGCGCAAGGGTGTTGGCTAAGTAGTGACCGGGACTGACCAGCAACAGCTTCAGGCGTGTCTGGTTAAGCGCAGGCATATGCGCGTCATACTGCTCGCGCGTCCAGCCTGCAGTGGGCAGGGCTTCAATCATTTGCTTTGTTATCATAGTCATTTTGTCTTGGTGGTTTTCTTGGCGGGTTTTATTTCAGGGTTAAAGGTCTGCGTGATGAAGCAGCTGTTAAGCATACTGCAGAAAGTCAGCGCGTCACAGGCTGTATCAAAGCGCAGCAGCTGACCATTGAAAGACATAAACAGGGTATTGCCGTTGCCTTGCTGGATCGTGACAAAGTGCTTGGTGGTGCCGTTGGCATCCTGACCCGCATAGGGGGTGTAGGTATGGCTCACTGCAGCTTTCCTTTCTGGCGCAGCTCGCGCTTGAAGTCCTGACCCTTATAGCCCAGCTGGATCAGCAGGCGGTCACGCTCAGCGCGCGCAGCGTCTAGGTCTTCCGGCAGGTTGTGCAGGGTAGTCCTGTTATTGATGCGCACCCGCAGCTTGGGCTTACCATCTACCCAAATGATATGGTGGTTGCGATTGTCCAAGCGCATAGCGCGCTCATCAGGGGTATTGTGACCGCAGCTGAGCAGGGACTTAACCTGAGCTTCAGACAGCCCAAGGGCTTCAGCGCGCTGCGCGATCACTTCCGGGGGAAGGCTTGGTATCTTCATACTACATCAATCCTGTAGGCTTTGTCCCAAGCTTCTATCAGCTCAGGGTAGGCGGGTGTTTCAGTCTTCACACCATCAGTGTAGCTGGTGACCTTCCACTTGGCTAGGCAGTCACGCAGCGCCTTGCCTGCATCCACCAAGGCAATCAGGTGATCATCCTTAACGCTGCGCGCTACAGCCTGCTGGCTGACATACCACTTAAGGTCTAGGCGCACTGCCTTCAGCTCATCAAGTATGGTCTTCAGGTGACCATTAAGGCTATGGTTATCTTCCATAACCCTTGCCAGCTCAGCCTTGAGCGCGTCAGCCCGGTCACTGTAGTCACTAGCCAGCTTACCTAGGCGCAGCGTCTCATAGGCTAGCCAATCAGCTTGGGTCTTGGACTGTTCCAGCTGCTTGTGCAGGGATTGCTCACTTGCTTGGCTAGCCTTCAGGGTTTCCCACAGCACAGTAAAGGTATCCTTACTGACAAACTGCGGCGCGTTGTCTTGGTCAGGCATTGGTTGCGCGCTTGGTCTGGTTGATAGCTTTACGCAGCTGTCTGCCGGAAAGCTCAAGGGTCTTGCGCACCCGGCGCTGGTGCCAGCCCTGCTGGATCAGCTGCCCTGCGGCAATACGCCTGACCTCAAGGCTAAGCCCCTGCTGAATGTCAGGGGTCAGGTATGGGCGGCAGGGATTGAGCTTGGGGTTATGCTTAGCCATTGGTCTGGGACAGCTCGGTTTCAACAGCCTTGGCGAAAGCCTGACGCATAGAAGGCAAGCGCAGCTGGGACACATACTGTTCAGCTAGAGACTCAATGGACGCGCTTTCAGCCAGCCAGCCCTTGCGCACAAGGATAGCCTTAGCTGCTTGCTTCTCAGCATCAGTGGTCAGCCAATCAAAGGTGACTTCACGCCTGCTATCATCAGTGCGCTGCGCAGGCTGAGCTGCCGGGGCTTGGGGCTTGCCGTGAGCGTAAGCCTTCTGCTGCTTGGTCACGCTATTCCCATCGTCTTCACCTTCCTCTAAATCAGCAGCCACACCACACAGGGTAGCAAGCTGGTAGCGCTTCAGGTAGCTCATAGCTGAGCCTAGCGCCTGCAGCGTCAGTCCCTCAGACTTGATGCCAACGCTGCCAAGGTGGAAAATATGACCGCTATGGTGGATGACCTGCGCGCTGATGCTAATGCGCCCATCCTCAGTGCTTGGGATTTGCAGCACAGCCAGACCATAGCTGGCAAAGGTTGGCTTAACAATGTCCAGCAGGTCAGAAAGCGCGAAATACTTGCTGCGGAAGTGGGGATTGACGCGCAGGGCGCGCGCATTGGAACAGCCCCCAATGGCAAGCACAAGGGCTTGGCTTGGGCTGAGCGTCAGCGGGTCAGGCGTGATCTGACCCGGGCGGGTTTCGTGATTGCCAAGCAGGATGGTATCCTGCTGCTGCGTGTCTTCAGTGTTTGTCTTGGGTTTTTTCATAGCGTGTATGGTGGGAAATTAAAAGCACCCGGTCGGACTTGAACCGACAGCCCCCTGTTTACAAAACAGGCGCACAACCATTGTGCTACAGGTGCGATTGGTCAAAGGGTGTCGGTATGCTTGGAAGGGGCAGCGTTGTCAATGGCGCTGAGGAAGTCAGCAACCTTGTCAGCAGTGATGCGCTTGGCTTTGCCCTTGCCCTTGCTGAGATTGTAATAGCTCACGCCATTGACGATCACAGGCTTGAGCTTCCGGGCAAAGCTACCATCAGGCAGCAGGATGTAGCTGGTGCTGCCAATCTGGGTGTAGCTGGCGGCAGTGGGCTTGGCGGTCTTGTCTTTAGTCATAGGTTAAAAGGGGAGGGGATGCTGAGACTTAAACCAATCTGCAATAAGCAGCGCGTCAGCTGTGGCTAGGGTCAGACCTTCTGCTGCAGGGTAGCGCCTGCTTGCCTCACCCTTCAGGGCTGACTTCCACTGAGCTTGGGACTTGCTGCCCTTGGGGATGCCCAAGGGGGCTTGCCACTTCTGGGGAGTCACAAGGATCACCGGGTGCTGCCGTCCCGCGCAGTAGCCTTCCACCCAGCCTGCGGACTTACCCAGCTTGAAGGCAGCGCTGGAAGGAATGAGCCTGCCCACAAAGGGCGGCACTTTCTCTATGACCACAGTGCAGCCAAAGGGCAGAATGTCCTGCAGCTCAGCAAGGTCTTCAGGCATCTTATGCAGGCTAACACCAATGTCATTACCTGCTAAGCTCATCACTGCCACACCACCCGACATACCCGGGTCAATGGCTGCAAAAGTGTAAGGCAGGCTTTGGATATGCGCGTTGCTCAAGGGTGGATGGTCTTAAGATTATCTTAGGCGGGTTGCCTTGCGCTTGGTGATGCTAGGGCATCTGGCAAAGTCAAATGACCTTTGAGCGTATCCTTGGAAGCCTAGATTGTGTATGGCATACAGATCAGCTGGGGTGGGGTTGCGCCCTGTAGCTTTCCTGAAGCGCGCAGCGTTAAGCTCAAGCCAGCTGGTCAGGTAGGCGCGGGTCACGGCAAGGCTATAGGCTTGGCTGTAGGGGTAGGTCACCAACCCCCGGGAAGCGCGCCAAGCTGTAGTGTCCTGCCAGCTGGCATAGTGGAATTGAGCTGCGCCTGCGGCAGCGCCTGAGTCCCCGCGCGCCCAAGCCCTGCCGTCAGACTCAATGGCTATGATGCCACTGACCAGCTTGGGGGTCACTGCCGGGTCAGCAGCTAGGGCTGGGATTACCAGCAGCAGGCTAAGCAGGGCTTTCATTTCTTACGCACAGGGGTCAGCGCCCCCTTGATGGTTTCCCCATTGTAAAAGGTGACATTCCAGCTGAGGCAGACAAAGCCCCCATAGGCAATATGCACATCAGTCCAAGCTTGGCTGACCCCTTCAGTAAGGCTGAGCCTTTCCCTGAGATCAGCAGCCCACCCCTTAGCTACCTTGAGCGCGCTGCGCTCAGTGTGGTCACCATCAATCAGCCTATCATTCAGAAAATACAGCTCTTGGATGATACAATGCACCTGCCAATTAACTTGGTCTTTAGACATAGCTTGTGGGTAGGGTGTGAATAAGTCAGGGGTTGGCATAGGCTAGCCTTATTTGTCCCAGCGTATGCAGACCAAGGTTGGGTGACGCAGTGACCCGGCAGGGGTCTTGCTCAGGCAGCTGACTTCAGCCAGCGCGCCAATGTATTTGGCTTGGTTGTCATAGACTTCCTGCCGCAGCTGATCCGACAGACCAGACCCAACGCGCACAGGCTTGCCGTTATAGCTGACCAGCAAGCTGCCAAGTGTGCCGTCAAGCCTGCCTGTGCCGGGGATGAAGCCAACCACCCTGCAGTCATAGGTTTCAGCTGGCTTCATCTTCAGCCAAGCCTTGCTGCGCCTGCCTTGGTGATAGCCTGCATCCACATCCTTGAGCATAATGCCTTCAAAGCCTAGGCGCAGGGCTTCCTGCAGCAGATCGTCAGCCATAAGCTCAAGGTCTGAAGTGGTCAGGGTGTCCATTACAGGGGTCATCCTGACAGCTTCCTTGGCAGTGCCGCGCATCCCTGCGTCCTTGAACATCTTTTCAAGGCAGTCCCTGCGCAGGCTGTAGGGCGCGCCTTCGCTAGCTCCCCAGCCTTCTACTTCAATCAGGTCAAACAGGGTGACGCAGGCTAGGTCAGCAGGCTCATACTTCTGGCGCAGCTTGCCAACCCCTGTAAAGAAGTCAGTGCCAGCTGTGGCTTCCCCATCCATAACCACCCTGCTGCCGATTGCCTCAGCCAGCCTGAGCAGGTCAGGAGTCAGGGCTTCCAAGCTGTGCAGCTGGTTGCCGTTGCGGGTGTGGTAGGTCACCAGCTTGGCGGCAGGGTCTGCAGTGATGATCACGCGCACACCATCAAGCTTGGGTTCAACAGCCCACACCCGGTCAGGCAGTGAGCTGAAGCTGCCAAGCTGCGCGGCAAGCATAGCCTTATTGGTAGTCATAGCTTAGCGCTTCTTAGTGGTCAGGCTGTTGCAGGCACAAGCCAGCAGCAGGATCAGGGTGAAGCCTAGGAGCAGCAGCCCCATACCCTTGAAGTAGCTGGCTTGGTATTCAGCTAGGGTGGTCTTGGCAGGCTGGGTGGTGTGGGCTTTCGTCTTCATATTTCGGGTGGTCATAAGTGGTTAGTCCCAGATACCAGCAGCCTTGTCCCAATTGCCAACCTTAGTATGGCGCTTGGTAAGTCCTGTGTGGTCATAGCTGGCGCTGCGCTGGAAGGTGCGCAGGGAATGGGGGCGCACCCTATAGATGCGATCTGACAGCACCAGCTTCCAGAAGCGCAGCTGCTCAATGGTGCGCGCGCTGATCTTCAGCGCATCAAGCCAAGGCTGGGTATTAGGCTGGATGCTGGCAACCAGCTCAGCGTCCTCCAGCTTCCGGGCTTCCAGCTTGGCTACCCAGAAGGGCGCAGCGTATTCCAGCTGGGCGGGTGTCCAAGTCTTTAGGTCAGTGCGGTCAGTGGGGGCAGTGGGCTTCATAGGGCGGGTGGTCATAGGTTAGGATTAGCGGGTGTAAAAGGAAGGGTGCAGGTCATTCCAGAAGTAGCGACCCGCAGCAGGGTTGTGCTTGATGATCAGCTGCTGCACAGCCATAGCGCTGTCAGCTCCATCAGTCTTCACGCGCTCAGTCAGGATAGCGTCAGCTTCAGTCAGGGTGTAGCGCAGGGACTTGGCTACGGCAGCAACCTGCTTCTCAGACAAGCTGCCCCTTTCAAACAGCTTCCAGAGTATGTCAGCCCGGAAGGTGGCAGCGCTTTGGGGGTAGCCAAAGCAGTGCTTAGGGTTGAAGGACTGCACCAGCGCGATTACCAAGGGGCTGGCGGCAAGCGCGGCAAGCCTAGGCTCAGCCACTTCCTTGATGAAGCGCTGCTGCTCAAGGTGGGCTTCCCGGCGCTGCTGGTAGGCGCGCTGCTCAGCAGCCATACGCTCAGTGTCCAGCTCCCTGCCCTTGAAGCGCAGGGCATCTACGCCACAGCCAAGGTGGTTAGCAAGGCAAGTGCCGCCCCAGACCTTGCCTGCGTAAAGGTGTGAATACTTCAGCGCCTGACCGCAGCAGCTGCAAATGCCTGTGACTTCTTCAGGGTTCATAGGTGGTGATCTGATTAGGAGTTAAGCCAAGCCATAGCAGACTGCTTGTGCGCGCAGTATTCAGCGCTGCCAAGCTGGTTGCCTTCAGCGTCTAGGTGCTGCAGTATCCAGCTGCGCACACTGCGGTCATACCAAGCGCGCTTAGCGCGGTCAGGGCTGTAGTAGTTTCGGGTGGTCATAGGTCACCCAGCCTGCCCCTGATCTGCCTGCCGTCAAGCCCTTTGCTTAAAGCCCTTTAAGCCCCCAGCGCTTAGCCTTCCACCGGGCGCGCCTAGCCTGCCTAGCCTTCAGCCAAGCCAGCTTAGCCTTCCTAGCCTTTGGGGTCATAGACCCCCCTAGCTGCCCCTTGGCGGGGGGTATTGGGGCTGGTCTGGCTATCTGCCTAGGTTGCCGGGGCATAAGGCTTCCTAGCCCATCCTGCCAGCTGGGGTGGGCAAGCCTGCTTTAATAGCGCCTACCCCTGTTAAAGCCAACCAGCCCTGCCGTTAATAAGCACCGGGGCTATTAACGCAGCCTGACGCGCCTATAGCCTTCCCGCCACAGGGCTTCCACCACCACTGCTGTCAGGTGACGCACCTTGGCTTCAGGCAGCTCCATATCCCCGCAGTGCAGGCTTTCGTGAACCAAAGTGTTTAGCCTGCTGCGCTCAGTCTTATGGTCAGGGTCAATCCTGATCTCATACCTGTTGCCGCCCAAAGGCTCAGCTTCACCCCAGCAGTCTTCTGCCGTAAGGTCAGCTTCCACTATCTTAAGTTTTTTCTTGGTCTTAGCCATTGGCGGCAGGCTTCCACATCCTGTATGCCAGCGCGCCCCCTATCAGCAAGCAGCCAAAGGACAGCGCAAGGCTGATGTCCCGGCAAGTAATCAGCGCCCGGGTCGCGCTGCTGAGATCAGACTGCAGGCGCTTGCTGTCTGAAACGAAACCACCAGCTTGGTCAGGTGTGCTGAGCAGCACCATAAAGTCAGCCCTATGTATGCTGGTAAGGATAAAGTCTGCGGTCAGGTAAAGGGTCAGACCACACAAGCCTGAGATCACAACGCAGCCCACCACTGCCAGCAGCAGGTTATGGGGATTAAAGCGCAGTCTGGCTTTCTCACTTGGCATTTTTCTTTCCCTTTCTGCCGGGGGTCTTGACTGCCTTGGCTGGTTTAACTTTGGCTTGGGCTTCCTGCACCTTGGCTGACATTTTAGCCTTAAGGAATTGCAGACCATACTGCTGGATTTCAGGGGCGGCAAACCCTGCAAGACCGCAAATGCAAACCCGCAGGTTTTCATCCTGCACATAGCTCCTGCTAAGGTGGTTCATAAAGTAGGCAGTCACGCAAGCTGCCACAGCTGAGCGCAGCAGGAATCCCCAGCTAGCCCGGTCAGGTGACATAAGCTGACGCGCTACCAACGCGCACCCGCCAAGGGCTGCAGCTATGATCCCTTGCTTCAGGGCTTCATCCCCTGTGACTGACTCAAAGCCTGTGGTAGGGGCGGCGCTCATTACTCAGGTGGGTTGGCAGGGTCAGCTGGCTTGGCTTCCACCTTTGCCGCAGGGAACAAATAGCGCCAGCCCTTGATGCTGACGGCAACCATACCTTGCAGGGCGGCAAGACCTACCAGCGTAAAGATACCTATGATGAGATAATTGAAGGCAGGGCTGTCCATCACCCAAGTCAGGCTGCTGGTCAGGATGCCCCCTAAGATTACCAACCCGGCGCTGAGCTTACTGACACCCACCCAGCTGCCAAAGGCTAGCAGCGCCACACCTAGCGCGATCATCCCAGCGCCTAGGATGCTGAGCTGCTGGGCTATCTTGTCCTTGCGCGCCTGCCTTATGGCTTCATCCCTGTCAGCCAGCTGGCGCTTAAGCTCAGTGATCTCAGCAGCGGACTGCTTCTGCTGCGTTTCCATCTTAACCCACAGCCCATCAAGCTCAGTCTTCAGCTTAACCCCATACGCCTTGGCTTCAGCGTATGCCTTGGGGTCTTGCTGCTGGATACGCTGACGCACATAGGCAAGGCTTTCAGGGTCTGCCGGGGGCAGATAGCTGGCGGCAACAGACAGCTCAGCTTCCACTGCCACAGGCTTGCCGTCAGCGTTGGCTTCACGCGCGCCTTGGATGCTGGCAGAAACGCGCTGGTCAGCCTTGTCCTGCTTGGTGCCAAAGGTGGCTGTGCTGTCCTTGACCGGGACAGGCGCAGGCTCAGGCGCTGGCGCGTCAGCCTTCTTAGGGGTGCAGCCTGCCAAGGCTACTGTGATGAGCAGCCAAAGCAGGCGCATAGCTTACTTGCCGCGCAGCTTGCTGACCAGCTCCTTAGCCTTGGCGGTCAGGGCTTGAAGTCTGGCAGGGTTATTGGCGAACACCAGCAGCCCGGTCAGGAAGCCAGCAAGGAAGGTGATGAGATAACACATAGGGAAATCAAGGAGTAGAAACCAAGATCATAGGCATCCTGTATGTGCTGCCGCCAAAGGAGATCAGAAGATCGTGAGTGTTTGACCCGGCAGCGTGTGTCTGGGTGCCATTGACCTTGAATTGAGAAGTGCCGTTGAAGGTGATACTGTCAGCTTTGATAGCGCCAATAATCTCAACCTTGTTTGTGGCAGTAAAGGAGGCAGGATTAACACCCACCCCAAGATTTCCAGAAGCATCTACCAAGAAAGCAGTGCCGTCAGGATTGGCTGAGTCTTCCACCACAAAGGCAGCACCTGTGCCGGACTGCGTGACTCTCAATGCTGTGCTTGTGCTAGTCACATTGACTGTCTGAACGGCAGTAAAGGTATTACCATTCTGCAGGGTGGCAATCGTCCTGTTCACCCCAGACCCATCCTTGAAAAATAAATTGGTCTGACCCATCCACACATCACCATTAACCCCGGGTGTTGGGACTGAGGCAGAAGGTGGAATGTTTAAGGGCGCGTTAGTGATTGATCCAGAAGTGGTGATCGAAAGGTTGATTTTACCTGCAAGTGTTCCACCAGAAATGGGAAGGGGTCTGCTTGTGGTTGTCGTTCCGTCAGACCATAAAATCCCTGTTGGGCGATAGCGGACAGTCCCTGAGACAATAACATTTTGCGAGTTAACAAAATACAGCCCTTGGGTCATATTAATCTTAAACCCATTATCTGAGTTTAAGCTAACATTTCCCTCACCATCGTCAGTATATTCGCGCCGCCAGCAAACTACTTCAGAAGTATTTGCATATAAAGTCTCGGCAAACCCTACCTGTGTCCCATTTTGTGTGGTATCAGATTTTAATTGAATATAAGAGGGATGCAATTTGCTGTCATAAAACTGTGGATCATCAATGGGGACTAAATTGACCATTGGAAAATTAACCACAGCACCTGAAACAATCCCAGCTGTGGCTTGATTTGAACCATCAGGAAAAGTCAGACCACCACCATTGGGAGCAAGCACAAACCTACCATCATAAGGGGTGAACCTGTGAAGGTAATGCGTCCCAGCTCCTGTGTCATTATATGAGTCAATAACCAGATCAGCATTTAACTGATTTCCAATTATGGGTGCTGTGATTGTGCCTGTGAAATCAGCACCACCAAACTCAACCTTGGACTCAAGCGCAGCCTGTAATCCGTCCACATCAGCAATTGTGTGGGTATGGATAAGGTCAGCCTTGGCATCAAGCGCGCTAGTATCTGCCTTAAGCGCAAGGGCAGTATCCACTTCCCCGGTGCTATACACACCAAGGTTAGTGCGCATAGTGGCAGCAGTGCCGTCAGCTAGGTTTTGGCTCAGCTTGAAGTAGCGCCCATCAGCTGTGGTCTGGGAAAGGTAGGTGTCTAAGACCAAAGGCTGAAGCGCCCCAACATCAATAACTGCGTTATGAAGGGTGCAGGGGATTTGCAGGACAGTCAGCGTCTTGCTTTCACTTGTGATCTCAACCTCTAGGGTTGTCTCAACTGCGGGCGCACCATCAAGCAGGCTGATTGCCTCAGCTGTGTTAAGGTTCAGCTCACCCTTGTAACCTGAATAAGAAAGCAGACCAGCTGCGCTGGCTGTCAGTCCGTTAGTCCCGGGCTGGGTTGTAACGCTGATGTCATAGGCATAAGCCTTGACCTGCGTGACGCTGACCTTTCCGGCAAGCGCGTCAATGTTCAGCGCGTTTTGCACATCAAGGGCAGTAGCTCCTACGCTGATAGCTGAAGTGCTTACATCAGTCCCGGTCTGCGCGTCAAAGGCTAGGCTGAAGCTACCACCCTTGGGGTCAGGGCTGATGCTGACACGATAGGTAGCCTTACTGCCGTCCCAAGCTGTCAGGGCATCTACTGTGATAGCGCTGGCAGTAGTGGGGGTGAAGCTTGTGGCAAGTCCGGCAACAGTGCGCTGCAGGTGGACAAGGTAGATAGTTGGTTTAGTGGCATCCCCTGTCTGTAAGGTAGCTACAGCTGCAGTGCTAAGGGGGATAAGCGCGGCACCATCAGTGGTAAGCTCAGTGCGCGCACCATTGGAATTGAATACAATGTTATAATTGTCACCGATCTTGCTTACAGCCACACCACCTGCCGCAGTGATGCTGGCTAGCAGGTTAAGCGCAGCCTGAACAGCTGCAGGGGTGGCGTTATAGGCAAGGGCTGTGGTGGTATCCCCGCCATAGGAAAGCTTCCAAGTCCCGGCAAGGGGGCTTTCATCAATCGCGCCCACTGCAACCTTGATACCCGGGGAAGTGGGGAAACCAATTTCTTGCCGGGGGTAGGCGCTAAGCCCTGTGTCTTCCACAAGGTAAAGCTCAATCGTGGCAGTGTCCCCAAGGGTAAAGACCGGGTTGGTCAGGCTGGATGTGCCTGAGAAATTGCCAAAGGCATTACCTGTGCGCGGGTCAATAAATAGCTTAATGGCAGAAGGCAGGGGCATAAGGCTTTGGCTGTGGTTTCAATTTTGCGGAAAGGTCAAAGGGTCAGGGAAGGATCACTTCAGTAACGATAAAGTCTTTGATGAAAACAAGTGAGTTATCAGGGACTGTCCCCGGGTCAGGCGGGCTTTGTCCCGGCAGCTCAGCCTGTGAAGTGATCTGAAAATCCAGAAACTTGATAGGCTCCCCCTTTGCGTTGTCTTCATCAAGGGTCACTTCCCAAGGGATTTCCCCGCCGTCATATTCAAGGACTTCATACTTATAATTAAAATACTCATCAAAATAAAGCTGAGCTTGGCACCTGAAGACAAAGCTTGGGGTCACCCCTACAAAGTTTTTAGACTCATCAAATGAGTTTGTCCCTTGCTGGGAATAAAGACCATAAGCTGAAACGCTTGGGAACAGTCTCTTAATGCCAAGCTTGATAACACCTTTGATTTTAGCGCCTATGATGGTTGTCTTAGGCAGACCTGTTTGCGGGTCAGTCCCGATCACTCTCTTACTGTTCCAATCACAAAGCTCAGCATTTACTTCCATACGCCACCAAGCCTGCGCTTCAAAGCTGCTTTGGGTGTTGAATAGATCAGCAGTGTATGAGGCAGGCGCGGCAGCAAATCCGAAAAACTGTGTAGGATTGGTGTAATCCCCGCCTTCATATTCCCATTGTCCAAAACAAATCTGGTTGCCGGGGGTATGATCATACACCCTTACGGACTCAATGCGGGTCTGCTTAGCCACAAAGCTAAAGGGATAACGCTTGCGTATCTCCTTTGTCATTTTGAAGGCAGTGGATTGGAATATGCCACCATAGCCATTACTTGAGGATGGTGGGGTGTTGCTGTCCCAATACCATCCTTTGATCACAGGTGCCACCCCTTCATCAATTCTGACTGTAAATGGGAAAGGCAAATAATCCTTGGAAGGGTCTGGCTCAAACAAAGGATTTAACGGAAGTGGCGCGCTTTGGTTTGGCTGGTGCTTTGTCCAGACCCAGCTGCCGGGTGTGCTGCCCCTGTTATTGATAACAGGGTTTCCCTTATCATCAGTCAAAGTAGGGTAACCAATCGGAAACCCTGAAGGCATACTTAATGTGCCGTATTTCTGGAAGTAGTTAGATGGGAACCTATACCTGTAATCAAAGCTTTCATTCCTTTCAAAGTCATACGCAGCAGAAGACGGCAGGCGCGGGTGAAATTTAGGATCAAGCTCCAACCCGGTCAAAGGCTCAAAGGGTGTCTGGTCTTCAGGTGGGCGGTCTGCTTCCTTGTAATAAGTGGTTTTGGAATATGTGACAGGAAGCGGGTGCAGCTCAGAAATATAAGACTCAAAGCCAGCAGCATTTTCATCATACCCTGTATTAGTCACATAGGAATTAATGCCATTATAATTCTCCTCATCAGTATAGAATGTGTGACCAATAGCACCACCCTGCCAATAATTCAAAGCCAGCGCGTCAGCTGTGGGGTCTTGGCTTTCATAGCCAATCTCACCTTCACCTGAAGCATTGGCATTTCCTGTGTAGCTGTAAAGCAACCCGGTCTTAAGGGGGCGCATCGTGATCTGGATGCTAGGAAAAGACCCGCTGACACCTGCCGTGACATCACCCTTCACCTTCAGGATGAGCTTGGGATCAACAGGCTTCTCAGGGTCTTCAGGGTCTGGCTCAGTCTGCAGGTCACTGTAATTAGTCCAGCAGCCAATAGACACAGCCAGCGCGCCCCCGCCGTCATTCACCCCATCATCAGGCTTAGTGTCCGTATAGTTGATGGTAACTATGTTGTTTCCCGGGTCGCGCGTCTTATTGGCAACGCAGTCAGTCCAATCAGTGCTAGTCTCAGTCATAGCTTCAACTGATGGATCAGACCTGCCAACGCCTACCTCACAGGCGCAAGCGCCTACCCTGTGGGGTATGCCAAAACAAATGCGCGCTGCCATATCAGATATGGGAAAACCAATAATCCACTTGGTTGCCGCATTGGAAACGCTCACCCCATATGCTGCCTGTCACAAGCTGGTTAATCGTCATAGAAGGTGGGGACTCAGGAACAGTAATGATGTCCACCTTTGCCAGCGCGACATAAGCCATAGTATTATCATAGCCGGGGACTGTTGCCTGAAAGCTGATGGTAGGGACATCAGCAGGAAATGTGTCTGCTGAGTCTTCACTTGCTGGGACTTCTAAGACAATAAACCCACTTGAAGTAGGCTTTGGAAGGTATGCGTTATCAGTCCCGATTTCTGAACCATCAACAGTGGGGAGCTGATTATTGATTGTGCCTTTTGTGATGCGCAGGATAGCTGTGCCTTCAGCTGTGCTGTCCTCATAGACGCTGAAGGGTGTGCTGACCTGAGCTGGCGCAGTGTCAATAATCAGGGAAGCGCCGCGCCCATCATTTATGAAAGTATATCCTATGCCGGGTTGGATCATAGCGTTAATCAGTTTTGTTTGGCATACACCTTGTTATGATAACCACCCGGGCTGATGCGTATAAGGAAACTGATCTTATACAGGTGGGCATATTTTTCATAGCTAAGTCCGGCAAGCATAGCGAACCTATCGTGAAATGCGCTGATACTTTGATTGCCTGTAGGCAGCACCACATCCTGCATACCAGCCATAGTCAGAAAGACCTTGCCCACCATATTGACCCCATCCTGAACCTCAGATTTATTGGTGGTGTAGTATGTGGCATTAATAGAGCTGTCAGCTGTGATGAAGGACTTGATCCCAACCAAGCCATTCTGCACAGCTTGCGCATTGGTATCAGGAAAGCTTTGGCTCTTACTGTCCCAACCCAGACCTTTCAGCGTTTTAATGAAATCCTTATGGGATTGGATAGGCTGCTGCGCTGTTGCCACATCACCCTTGATCTGGATGGTCGTGCGGTCACCTGTCTCAATGCCAACATAGTCACTAGTAATCATAGCCCATCCACCCTTAACAATCGTGTAGGTTGACCTATGGCACTTAAGCCTGCCGTCCATAGGGTGCGCATCCCCGGTCTTAGGCGCTTTGGCTGATGCGCTTGAGCTGTCACACTTGAAGCTAAGCTTTGATGTCAGAAGACCATAACCATCACTTTCAATGATCCAATCAGGCTGCAACTCTAGGCTGCTGCCATTATACCCTTTCTTAATCAGTTTGGTTGTCATTTAAGCAGTTGTTAAAGTTTTGGTGAAATTGGTAGATGCTGGGTATTCAGGCAGGGTCTTGACATTCAGCTTCTGCAGCTCGATCAGGATAGCTTGTGAAATGTCCAGCTGCTTCTGCTGGATGTCCAAGGCATTGACCATAGCTTCCCCGGCAAGACCGCCCCCAATGTCGCGCAGGCTTGAGACAGTCAGCTTGCCTGTGCCTGCAGCGTTTTCCTCATCAAGCTTAGCCTTAGCGTCAAGCGCTTCAGCTAGGTCTTTCCTTTCCTTTTCTTTCTTCGCCTTGTCAGCTTTGTCAGCAGCTTCATCAGCTTTCTTGCCGTCTGCCTCACCTGTCTTGGTGGCATCAGCAATAGCCTGCTCAGCAAAGTCCTGCGCTTCTTTCTCAGCTGCGATTGCATCAGCAGTCTGTTTCACGCGCTCAGCTGCAGCCTCATTAGCAGTCTTGTCAGCTGCCTTCTGATCCTCGGCGCGCTTCTTCAGGATTTCACTGACGCGCTTCTGCACTTCTTCCATAGAAGCTAGCGCGCCTGTGCTAGCGCCGCCATAACCAGAGCTTGCAGCATATTGACCCACCAAAGTCATTCCCTCCGGGTCAGTCTCTAAGAAGCGCTTGGTCACTGCTTCTTTAGCGTCATTATATTCCTCACGCGCCTTGGTGCGTCTTTCCTGAGCCTTGGCTTCACGCAACACGGCAGCTTCTTCCTCAGTCAGTCCTTCAGTTTCAACAAAGCCTTCCTTTAGTTTGGCTGCTTCACGCAGCGCAGGCAGAAGCTCTTTAGCCATAGTCTCACCAAGCAGGGCTGTGGCTATCTTCATAGCGTCAGCTTCACTAGAAGCCCCGGCGATAGCTGTCCCCATACGCTCAATAACGGCAATAGCTTCAATGTTTCCCTTAGCCACATCTTCTGCGGCAAACCCAAGCGCGTCCCTTAGTATCTTGCCAGCGTCACTTAGCGGGTCTTTCGCATCCTCAATCATCTTGGAAGCCTCTTGGTAAAGCTTGCCCACCTTGCTTATGGCAACCCCAGACTCATCAGCTGCACCCTTCAGGCGCTGCCAGACTTCTACGCTAACACCAATGTCAGCTGCCTCATCCTTTAGCTTGGATGCGTTTTCAGTGGCAGCTTCAATACGCTTGTTATATTCCTCAATCTTATCCCCAATCAGTCCAATGCCTGTCTGCATCAGCGTCAGGGGCGCGGCAAAGGATAGGAAGGACTTAGCCACATCCTTCCCAAAGTCCTTGATCTTCTTATTGACTGTCTCAACTGCAGCGCTGGCTTGGTCTTTAGCGCTAATGTTAAACTCTAGACCTAGGGACATAGGAAAGGGGCGGGTTAGGGTTGGCTTCTACTTTTGCCGTTTGGTCAATCTTGCTTAGCTGCTCAATCAGGTCTTCATCATCAGTGCTGATAAACTCAAGCTTGCTTCCCTGCTGGATACTGAAGGCAGCTGACAGCCAGAAAGCCTTAGCCTCAGGCATAGTGAAAGCATCCTGATAGCTTATACCATTCCTGATCAGATTACAGGCAACGCTCAGCTGCCAAGGCACAGTGCTAGCAGACCCGGCGCGCTGATCTTTCCTTTCCCAAAACTTAGGGTAAGCGTCAGCCCGGTCTATATGCTTGATGAGCGCAGCACAGCCACGCGCCAGCAAAGGCTTTGACAGCGCCAGCCTTAGGTTAAGCCATTTGTCCTGCAGGGTTGGCTTATCAATACGCTCATCAGCGCAGACCTTCAGCGCCACGATCAGGTCAGCTGCCGTAAGCTCAGACTGTTCCTCAAGGAAGGGACTGCCTATGCCTTCAAGGAAAAGCCTGTGCTTCAGGCAGAAAGGTTTGAGTCTCTTGCCTAAGATCACTGTGACCGCAGGCGTAAGAAACGCAGACAGAAAACGCTGGTCAGCCATAACTTCAGGCTGCCAGCGCTTCCGGGGAAAGCAAAGCTAAGCTAAGAGCTTAGGCAATACCTTCATAGTCAATGCCTGTGATGCTGATGCGCATATACCCCTTGGCTTCCCCGCGCTCCTCAATGGCTGTGATGTGTCCCGAAAAAGCGATGCCATTACCTGTGAAGGTCAGGCTGTCACCTACGCTGGCTGTATAGCTGGAAGGCACAAGACCTTCAATGCTCAGGGTGGTGCGCTCATCAGAATAACGCACACCAATAACAACGCCTTGCGCGTTAGTAACCTCATCAGCATTGGCAAAGGATTTGCCGACAGAATAACTTTGCACTGTCAATCCGGTCACTGTGCCGTTGATGCCAAAAATATGCGCTGTGCCCTTCTGAGTAGTTGCCACGATGGTAAAAGGTTAAGGGTTAGGAAGGTTTACCTATGCAGCCCAAGTCAAACAGGGCTAAGGACAATAAGGACTTCAAAGGTAAGGGTGGTGTCAAAGCACCTTTCCCCGCGCCCTTCATTCATACTAACCAGCGTCACATCATAGCAGCTGGCATCCCCCTGACTAGTGAAGACAGCCTTGACCCCCGGCAGATCAGACAAGCTGCCAAGCACATCCTGAACACTAGCCCGGTGGGTGGCGCGGGGGGTATCATCAATCTGGGTAAAGACACCAATGCTGACCTGACAGGTATAATTGCCAAGCCCTTGGGCAAAGCCTGTGGGATAAGCAGCAGACTCACAGGCAACCACAATGCTTGGCAGCTGCAATTCCTCAGCGCTTTCACCATTACTGATATGGTAAGCGGCAAGGCTAGTCTCAGCTGAAAGGCGCGCAGCTAGGGCATCTTCCACAATACTCAGGGGGCTTTTGATAGTCATAAGGTTCAAGTAGGTTTTTGCGCGCTGTTAGCCTTGGCAATAGCTATGCGCATAAAGTGATTGAGCCTGCGCTGCAGCTTCCCGGCGCGCACACCCATAACATAGCGCTTAGTCCCGGCAAGATAGCCAACGCCAAAAATGTCCCCCAGATCATTCCTCACAGTCATAAGCACATTATTGCTGTTGGTCTGGTATTTGTTAAGGCTGACCGCGCCGTGTTGCGCGTTGTGCCGTGTCACCCAAGCAGGCAGCTTACGCAGTCCGAAGGTCTTATCTATTCCATTAATCTTAGGCTTACCAATCTTGTGGATGGTTGCGACCCAGCCAGCCTTCATCCAGCCAACGCGCTGCTGGCGCTTCTTAATATAGTCCTTGATAACTTTGACCGGGGCAAAGGCGTAAGGCTCACTGCCGCCCATAATCTGTTTGCCTTTGGCATTTTTTCCAATGCGCCCCTTGTAAAGTTTTCTGATCCTGTCGTGCCGCGCCTGAAGGCTGGACTCATTCAAAACCTGATGGTTGCGCGATCCGTTAAACTTACGCAGCAGCACCTTGGCGCGAGCAAATGACCGCTGCGTATTGGTATCTTTCCACAGCTCATACATAAGCCCACCAGACTTGGGGGGCTTGCCGTTGCGCCAAGCCACATACTTGTCAAACGCACCAGACCGGGAATTGACGGCAACGGCAGCACTCTTGCTGTCTTCAGTGACAACGCGCAGCACATCATTAGCCACAGCCCAATTACCCCAGCGCTCGGCAATCTTCTTATCACCCTTGCCCCCGGAAGCACCATCAAGCGGGGGGCTGTAATTGATAGCTTCACGGCAGGTCAGCGCGCCTTCCTCTTTCACAAGGTCTTCAGTCAGCTGGCGGGTGTATGCCCCAAAGTCCTTGTAAGACCTAGCCAGCGTCTCAGCTAAGGTTCGGTTTACCTTAATCTGAATGTCAGCTGCCATTAGCGCTGGTCAGCGTCTTGGCACTGCATTTGCAGCCAAGCGCTGCCGGGTCTGTAGGTGAAGGCTGTGACACGATACCCCCGCCCATCAAAGGTCAGGCGCTTGCCGGGTTGCATATGGGACTTGGCAGCTAGGGCGGCAGTGGTTGCCGGGACTTTGATTAAAGTGGTGATCTTGTCCATCAGACCACCTGCTTCAAGGCTTGGGGTCAGGGTGGGGTCACTGAGCATAGCAGCATAGCTGACACCATTGATGGTCACTGTCTGTCCTACTTCAGCGCAGATTGCCTGCGCGTCAGCCAGCCAAGCTGCAGTAAGGTTGCTATCCATACTATTGCCGGGGCTGACAAACAGGGCGCGCTATCCTAGGGGTCTGGCTTGGCGCTGGCAGGCTTTGCCGGGGCTGGGGGATACCCTGATACCCCCAGCAACAGAAAGCCCCCACCTAGGCTGGCTAGGTGGGGGCGGGTGTTAGTCCTGCTTGCGCTTCAGCTCAGCCACATACTGCTTAGGGCTGGGGATGCTGCCATTGATACTGTCTGCCCAAGATGGGCTGCGGGTGTTATCCCTGTGGTGGTCAATCTCCCAGAGGGAAACCCCATCAACAGTGACTTGGCTGACAGACCAGCGCGCGTGACTCCATTTATAGGAGCTGCCTTCACTGATCCACTTGCCCACCTGCTGAGCCTTAAGCTCAGTATCATAATAAGCGCGCCCCCAATTGATGCCCCCTGTATGCGCCACTGCTTGTGCAGGGCATAGGTTGCTTGCTGGTTGCGCCTTATCAGGCTTGGTGCTGGTTTTGCGTTTGGTCATTTGGTTTTGGTTTTGGTATCCCTACCGGGCTTGCACCCAGCAGGAAAGTTTTACCAGCGCAGGACTTTCAAGGATCATACAGTGTGTGGCATCACGCCTGACTGTCCTAACATCATAGCACATTAAATCCTTTTGTCAAGTCATTAGATTTTCAGCACAGGTGAGCAGACACAAAAAAGCCCACCCTGTTTCCAAGGTGGGCTTGATGATCACTAAGCCTGAGCTTAGGCGCTGGCAATACGCTTGGCGCTGGTGGCGCGACCCTTGCCGCAACCAAAGCGGACTGTGGCGCTAAGGCGCACAATGCCGTCAGTGCCTTGAGACTTCAGCACCTGAACAGACAGACCAGAAGCGTCAATGGCGCTGGAAACTTCACCCGGGAACATAGACGCATTAGGCAGCGCCATAGCCACGCAGACCGCATCCTGCCCAAGAGCCACACCCGCCAATCCTTCCGAATTATTCGGGAGGTCAGTAAACTCAAACACATTGAAGTTAGAGACAGTGCCAATAGCGCCTGTCTGGATCAGCGCGGACTGACCAGCGCCATTGAAGGGGGCAACCAGCGTAGCATCCTTGCGCAGCGCGCCAGCATAAGTGCTGTTGAGGATGAGCGCGCGAGCGTCACCAGCCTTGGCAATAGAAAGGTCAGTGTTGAGGTCAACCACCTGACCATAATTGAAATTGCCAGCAGTAATGACTTCCCCGGCGCTGTAGTTAGCGGCAGTGAAAAGATTGCCAATGCGCTTGTGGCACTCAGCCACCAGCTCATTAACAGCCTGAGGGATGAAGGCATTGACCATATAGGCTTCACCATATTCAGCCAGATCATCAGGGGCAAAGTCCTTGGTGCTATGCAGGTGGACAAGCGTGACAGTCTGCGCGGTCAGGGTAGCTTCTTCAGCTTCGTGATAGCCACCAGCAGACTTAGAGAAGACCTTAGCCGAACCGCCACCGATCAGGCTAACCTGCATTGTCTTGCCGACAGCAGTGGGGGTGAGATTTGTAGAGAAGGCAGAAAGGACACCAAGCTTACCTTTCAGACCAGCCAAGACCTGTTCAGCAAGAACAGCGGGAGCAGCAGCAATAGCCATATGATTTATTATTTAGGAGTTAGAGAAAAATTATTTAGTAGAAGTAAGGACGGCAAGATGCTTACGGAAGAAAGCCTGACGCTCAGCGCCGGGCTTCATACCAAGGAAGGTCTTACGGATCGCATCAGCGTCAGGCTTGGCATCAGCGGCAGCAAGCTCATCACCCGGGCTGACAGCCACAGGGGAAATGCCAACGCTGGCGGCAATCTTGGCAGCTTCCTTGGAAGCAGTGACCTGATTGGCAAGGGCTTCAGCAAGCTGCTTCTGCAGCTCAGCCTTCTCAGCTTCAAACCCTGCAAGCTTCTGCTCAAGGGCTTCAATGGTCACCTTGCTGGACTCAGCAACCTTGGTGACTTCAGCAAGCGCGGCAAGCTTCTCAGCAGCCAGCGTCTCAAACGCGCCCTGCAGCTCAGCCTTCTCAGCCTGAACAGCCACAAGGACAGCCTTGGAAGCAGCAAGCTGGTCTTCAATCGTAAGGATTTCGTTAGCCATCTTATCAGTGCATCTAGAGTCAAATGCTTGCGCTTCCTTGTCCCATTTCTGCACAAGCCTTTCAGCCCACTTAGCTGCGTCCATCACATCACCTGAGACAGACCCGCCCCAGATCAGCCAAGCCACAGCACCAGCGCCGGGGAAGTCCGGGTTTCCGGGTTTATTCTTAGGCGCATCAAGGTCAGGCTTATGTCTGGCAAACCAAGCAACCATCCTGCGCACCTTGCTTTCAGTGGTGCTTCCGTCAGACAGCTCCCTTGCTTCAGCTAGGGTCTTGTCAGTCAGACCATCCCCGCCCTTGCCTTCCCTGTTATAATCTAACCCGCGCTGAGCGTTAGACCTGATGAAGCTGGGAACATCCACAGCCATTGTCAGACAGCCTTGGCAACCCAGCCCTTGCCTTCCAGCTGGGTGAGCAGCGCCTTGAGATTAGGCACAAGTCCTGTGGCAAGGTGCTTAGCGACAGCTTCCCGCCCGGTCATAGACTGACCCTGCAGGTCTTCAGGCTTCACCATCTTGCGCGTCTTCAGGATGTCAGCCTTGAAGGTTTCCCCAGCTCCATCCACTTGGCGCTGCATAAGGTCTTCCTGTTCAGGGGTCAGGCTTGTCCCGGAAACACCCATACCTTTCAGGGGGCTGCTGCTATTCTTGTAAACCTTGACCTTGATGCCCATAGCCTTGGCTTGCTCACTGAGATCAGTGACAACGCTATACACACCTACAGCCCCAACGCTGCTGGAAGGCGTGACCACCACCCGCTTAGCTGCCGCGCCAATCCACAGGGCGGCGCTGTTCATAGACCCGGCAGTAAAGCTGATGGTGTCCATAGGAAGTGTGCGGATTTTCTCAGCTACTTCCTCAACACCATCAATAGTCCCGCCGTCAGAGTTAACATCAAACAGGATGCGCGCAGGGTTGGCTGCAACAGCAGCGTCAATCTGGTTATCAAGCTCATCCACATCAACTGATCCAATGGCATCCAAAGGACTCAACCCCTTGCCAATCATACCCTGCACAGGGATTACATAGGTGCTGCCAACAACATAGGGCTTGGGCTTCTCACCAAAGATTTGGCTGATAAGGTCAGACAGTCCGGCAGACTTCTTAGCCTGCAGGTATTGCTCAGCAATCTGGTAGTCCACAAGGAAGGGCTTACCACCATTGATAGCTTTGATAAGTGTGCGCATAGGTTTTAAAGGTTAGGTGTTGGTTTCGTCTTCAGCTTCATCCTCAGCGCTGTCTTCCCTTTCAGGAACAGGCGCGCCCATAGGGTCAGGCAGCTCACCATTAGCCAGCTGTGCTTCAGTGGCAGTAGGCTTGCCCTGACCCTGCTGCAGCCAATTGAAACCGGGCTTGTAAAGCATCCAAAGGGGGATGCCTTCAGACTCAGCAAGCTCAGTGATAAACTTAAAATCCTTGGCGCGCTTCATCATTTCTTGGCGCAGATCAAGTCCACGCAGGCTGTAGGCTTCTGACAGACTCAGCAGACCAAGCTCAATGTCAGCGCGCTCTTGCGCAGCATCCCTGCCAGCGTCAATGGTCAGGCGCTTGGGTGTAGTCCAGCTGACTTTATTCCAATCAGGCGCATCAGGCAGCTCACCATTGGCAATAGCAGTGCCGATCACAAAGCCCCAGACCTTTTGACAAAGGCGCTCAATAATAATGGTCTGCCAGCGTGAGAAAGTCCTGTCAGCTTTAGCGGCAATCAACCTTAGCGCACCCCCGGAAGCTGAGGAAGGATTACCTGTAAACTCATACGGCAGACCTGTGCCGCGCGCTATGTCGCGCTGGATAGCTTCAAGGAAGCCCACAAACACCGGGCTTGGTCTGTTGCTTTGCAGACTCTTAAGGTCTTCACCGGGTTCAAGCACAGCCAGCTTGCCGCCCATCTTGCTGGCAAGATCACTGCCATTGGTGGAAGTGCCAGCCAGCTCAGCAGCAAGATTGTTAGGAACATACCCACCCTGCTTGACCAACACCCTAGTAAAATCTGAGTCATTCCTGACTGCAAGGGCTTCCAATTTCAGCAGCTCATCTTCCGTCTGAATGTCCTGCCAGCTATGTTGCAGCAAGGGCAGTCCCCTGCTACCACTAGAATAGTCTTGCTCAAGGATATGGCATACAGAAGACGCAGGCACTAGCTTGGCGGTCTTGTCACCCTGAATGATTGAATAGCCTGCGATCCTGCCAACCCGGTCAAACTGCACACCATCAAGCATACCAACAGGGGGCTGCTCACCTTCAGGGTTGGCAACCCGGTGGGCTTCCACCAGCTGCACCCGGCACTTGCCGTCAGACACCACAAGCAGCGCGAAGCTATCACCATCCCGCACAGCTGCGCGGGTCAGTATGCGCTGAGTATCTGCCCAGCTGAAGCGCCCTGACAGATCGCAGGACTTACCCCAATCAGTAAAGTAATCATCATACAGCGCAGCCTTGGCTTCATCAGCGCAGTGGGACTGATGTTTGATACCATCAGCACCCGGCACATAGGTCACAAAGTCCCCAAGGATTTGACGCACCAGCCCGCAGTTTCTTTCACCATAGCGCAGGCGCTTCATCATTTCCACCCGGTCAGCTGGCGTGAAGTCCGCGCTGAAATCTACGGCAGTGCCGTAAATCTGCGCGCGATTGCTAGACCAGCTGACGCTGTTAAACTGCTGCGCGCCAGCCTGCTTCAGCGTCTTCTTGCTGACCGCAGCTGTCTTGGGTTTCTTATTGGGCTGTGCTTTTGGCATAAGGCGTTAGTCCCGCAGGTTGCTCCAATCAGTCCTAATAACTGTGGTCTGCTCAGGATAATTCTCAGGCTCTAGCTGGCTCAGCGCAAAGTAGGCTTCACGCATACGCTCATTAGCGTCACCTACCAGCGTCTTGCCTACAGAAGTGCCGCTATCAGAATAGCTTGTGACCACAGCGCCAGCCTTCACCTGCGCCAAGGCTGTGTTATAAATGTCC